GGGTAAGGGGTGGGCGGTTTTCACAAAGATTGCTGAAAAATATCCCGTAGCAGTAGTAAAGGTAACAAAAAAAGTTATCGCAAAGGCGATGCATGACCACGGGCTTCAACGGGTCGAAACCACAATCGCCAGCAACTCTGAAAAAAATATGCGGTTTGCTGTGATGCTGGGGTTCAGAAGGGAGGGCACTCTCGTGAAATACTATAACGGACTTGATTTTGAAATGGTGGCGATAACATGAGTTTCCTAGAGGGATGGTCCTTGATTTCTGAATTCTCCTCTGCCTTGATGCAATCCAAGGCCATGTCGTTGCAGGCTGGCGCAGAAGCCTCCCTTTTGCGACACAATGCTGGCGTGCTTGAAGCAGAAGCGAATGCCACCACAAGGAAGGCGTTCTATGACGAGATGGCATTGCGCAGAAAGGTCAGGTCTGTCGTAAGCACGCAGAAAGCCAGGCATGGCGCTAGCGGCGTGGTTATCTCCACCGGGTCGCCCGTAGATGTCGTTATGGACTCTCTGCGTCAGGGCGAAATGGACGCCATACAGATTCGGGAAGAGGGATGGTACAAGGCGAGTTCCCTAAGAGAGCGGGCTGGGTACATGAAGGAACAAGCGAAGTTTACCGAAAGCGCCACAAGCACGGCTTCCACTTTCCGGCTGTTGTCCGGATTGGGGAGCACGATCGCTTCCGGGTATTCGCTTGGGATATTCACAGAGAGTCCACTCAAGCAAAAAACGGGCAGGGATAAGCCACCTAACCCCAACCCGAAAGTTTAGGGGGTTACGACATGAAGGTTCCCCGTTATCAACAGGAAGTTCCGGGAGCGAGCGGAAGCGGAAGGGCGTTGCTTGATGCCCCGTTTGACCAAGGGGCCAAGGCTCTTATGATGTCTGGAGAGATGCTGGCGAGAACGTCTCGGGAACTCAAGGCGGTTGCTATGGAAATGCGAGAGCGCAAACAGGCCGCAGAGATAACCCACGCACGTGCGCTTGTCCAGAGGGAAGTCAATGACTTTATGTTGGAAATTGCAAAAAATCCCGACTTACACGAGCAGTACGAGTCGCTGTACGAAGAGAAGATGTCCGAGATAGAAGAAAGACTCCCGGACATGTTCACCGACTCTCATGCTCTGAATAAGTTCCAGACGGAGTTCATGCCGTTGTTCCAAGAGAACCACAGGTTCACGGTAGCGCAACTTGCTTTTGAGAAGTCGCGTGAATATACAATCGCCCTTGCGGACGCCTCCATTAATGAGGCTATTGTCAACCTTGACATGGATGGGGCCGTGCTTGCTCTGGAGTCGTTAAAGGGTATTGTCCCAGAGCCTGAGTGGGTGGCTCGAAAGAACAAGGCGGAAACGAGCATAGTCAAGAACGCAGAATACAAGCGGATGGAACTGGCTATAGCCTCCGATGGGGAACTTGCAAAATGGGAACCAGCCCCGGAGACGCAGGCCACCCTGAGCCAGAATGAACTGGACGACCTCAAGGGGCACTTCCGCACACAAAGGAACCTCTACAAAGCGGAAAGGGCGGAGATGTACAACAAGACGACCGACATGTTGGCCCGTGACCTTATAAAGGGCAAAATGTGGTCAAAGAACTCGCTTCTGGCCCTTGTGGATGAAGGCCAGTTGGACATGTCGAGCGCTGTTTCGTGGTGGAAAATCATGGAGAACGAAGCGGAAAAACTTTCAGACGGAGGAAGCAGTTACGCAAAAGAGTTGTCAAAAATAACAGGAGGTGTCGAGGGAGAAAACAGGATGTATAACGAATTCCACACAAGGATAATCAATGCGGCAGGAGAACCAGACGCGAAACTGCCCGCTGTCCGTCAGAAGATATACGAAGACATGGTTAGGGCTGTTGCTGAAAACAAGATGACAAATACGTCTTTTAGGATTTTAAATCCCATGATTCGCGAAGAGTTTGGAGGGTTAAGAGAGGGGCTTATCCGGGAGATCAAGGTGGCCAGAACGACTGCGGATACGGTTTTTGAAGCCCTTTCCGGCACTGGTGCTGGCAAGGTTGACCTCGTTACAATATCGTCCATAAAAGCCAGACTAGACAGGGATATAGCGGGAACATCGGACCCCAAGAAGGTTTACTCGTTGGCCTTATCCGCAATCAACGAAGCGTATGCGCAAAGGGGGAAGGCTTTTTCGTTGTTCCAACCCGAAGTAGACGAAGCGGAAGATGCGATAGCCTTTCTCTCTTACGAAATAAAGAGTTTTGAGGAAAAAGAGAAGGAGCTTTTAAACTCAGAAATGGCGAAGTAGCGGAATGGAGGTCACAGGATGGACCTTATTCAGAAGTACCCTAACATCACAGAAAAGATAGAGAGATTCCGCGCAAATGGTTATACCGATGAGCAGATAGAGCAATCCGTGATGGACGTCTCTAATTCCATGTTGCATGACGGCAAAAGCATAGAGGAAGTGCGGGATTTTTTTGGCATCAGCGAAGAGCAGATAAACGCTTTCCGTCTTGGGGCAACGTCTGACGCAAAAGCGGTTGCTTCTGTTTTAAGCGTGGCGACCGGAAGGCCCCAAGAACAGGTTACAAGCGAACTCATGAACAATAAGGCGTTGGCTCAATTCGATAACTTTAATAAGGGCAAGCAGTCCAACCTGCTCTTTGAAAACGCTTCTGCCACGCTAGACTTCCTGCAAAAACTGGACTTTGAGGTTTACAAAGCCGTCGAGGTTGACAAGAAGGCCCCCGCCAGCATGTTTGGCGTGCTTTCCGCGTCTGACCAGAAGGGGTATACCATAGACGACCCGTTTGCGGCAGAACACCTATTCGGCTATGGAGCAGGCAAGTTCGCGTGGGGCATGGGTAAACAGGCATGGAACCTGACGGCTTTATCATGGGACGTGCTGGATAAGGTCACTGATTTTATTGTCCCTGATGGGTCGTGGCTTGACCAACACATCAAGGGGCAGGTTTCTTATTGGCAAAACCCGGAAGACAACAATACTCTCGCAAGATATGTCAGCGCTGTTGGCTCGGCTCGCAGAGAGGCATATTACGACCGTGGTTTTTGGTGGGGGATTACCAACGACCTGTCTGACATTTCTATGGATTTTGCCACAATGATGGGAGGGTACCGAATATTTAGCGGTGTTGTGAAGGGGCACCTTGCCCTAGAAACCGGCATGTCCATGTTTGACCGCAAGTTGAACATGCTCTCTTATATCAAAGATACTGCGAAGATGCAGGCCACGCACGCTTTCCTTACTACGGAAGGCTCTATTAAAGACAGGGCGTTTGCGGCACTTTACCGAGTTGCCTATAACCTGACCCCCTATGTCGCCAACGCTACCGGCGCTACAGGGCTTGGTGCCGTCTTCACAGACACCATGCTCAATACCTTTCTGACCTCTCCTCATTACTACAGCCTCTACAAGGAGTACGGACTTTCAGAGGATTTCGCTAAATATGCCCTCCCGCAAATAGTTATGGATGTTGGGATGGCGTGGAACACGAGGGGGGAACCGGCAAGGGCAAGAGCGGCACAGCGGGAGAACCTCGCCCGCTTAAAGGCAAATGCAACTGGCCTTGACTACAGGACCGTTCTTGACGACATGGTAAAACAGGAAACCTTTCTTGAGCGAGAAATCAGGGCGGAGACGAGAATACAGGTCGAAACGGAAGAGCGCCACGAGTTGAAGGATGGCTGGATTCCGACAGGCGCTTTGGTCAACGAAGGTCACAGAGCAGAGTTTATAAACAAAATCTTTGACGACAACGACTGGATTTTCGTGGACAGGTCACAGAAGAAACCTTGGGAGATGACTAAACAGGAGTTCTCGGCCTTTGTAAAGGGTGGGTCTGATGCTCTTGAGGGGCTTCTCAAGACAAAGTTGTCAAAGGGCGAAATAACAAAAGAAGATGCGGATGTAGTACGTGGCGCTATCGAGGACGAGATAAGGGCGCAGGCCGAAAGGCTTGGGCTGGAATATGAGCAGGAAGCCCGTATGCAACAGGGAGAAAGCGCCAGCGAATACTACGCCATCACCAGTTTTCTCAGACAACACGGACGCGCAACTGACACTGGTGGTATCTCTTATGCGGAAATGGTTCGCTTATGGGGGATAGATGATGCTCGTGAAATCAACAGGCATCTACCACCCGGTGCTGTGCGGAGCAGGGGCGGGTCTTTGGATACCGTGGTTTCTGTGTTGCGGGATGAAGGAGGTTTCAACATCCGGGACGAAAACCACCTCCGCGAGTTACTCCTCAACCGCCCTTCTCTCTCAAGAACGCAGGCTGAGGCCAGCGCAAGGGGGGAACTGGAAGACCTTGCGCTTTTAAAAAACACCCTGCACAAAGCCATTGTGAAGGGCGCTATCGATCGTGGCGTGGGCGTGCCTCCCCATATTCTTCGGGAGTATCCAGACCTTATCGAGGGGAATGAGGACCTTGTCAAAATTCCCCAGATACAACAAGTAAGGCAAAACCCCGAAGTAATAAAGACCATCCTCGATGGAGAGATGTCTCTGGGTGCCTTCAACCGGACTAAACCGGAAAATCTGGGACTTTCGGGGAAAGGCAAGACTAGAATAAAACAGATAATCCGGGACATGCTTACCGATATGATTTCTTTCGACTCCAATAACGTCCAGCATGACTATCGTGTTCAAATACAGAATCTGCTTGACGAGATAAAGATTCCCGACAGGTCCATTGTGTCCGGTCCCCGGACGAGAAGCGAAATCGCCATGTTTGAGGACCATATCAAGGCAGAACAGCAAAAGGCCATAGAGAGCGCCGAGCGACAGGGTGAGGACCCTGACACTGCGGCACGAGCGGTCAGGGAACATATTCTGAACTCCATCCACCCCAAGCAGGCGGAACTTCTGGTCAGGGAACTGCTCAACGACAAGACTGTCAATGAACTGGTTGGCAGATACTCCACCATGAAGGCTCTTTATGACGAAGGGCGAAAGGAATATAACTTGTGGCTTGCGAGAAGGGCACAGGCTGTCGTTAATTTTGGCGACCCCATGAAGGCCGAAATGTCCGACCCGAAAAATCACCAGTTTCTCAAGGCGATAGGGAGCGTTTTAAGGAGAAAGAAGGGAACGCTTTCGCCTGACGTTTTTCTAGTGGACAAGATTCTGGAGGAGAAGTCGCCAAACGCGATAGCCAAGGTTTTGCAGGCAGGGGTGGCTTATTCCGCTCGACCTACCCGCATCTTGACGATGTTACAGGGCGGTAAGCAGGAAGGCCCGTTCACGGATTTGTGGAAATACGTCGAAGACAAGTGGGACGCTAAACTGAGGATGGAGAACCAAAGGAAGGACGTGCTGGGCGAAGCAAGGGACAAGAGGGGGCTTACTTTAGACGACATAAATCGCATGGTGCCCGCGCTGGATTTTCAGGACGTTACTGGGCATCGCTTCAGAGTCAACCTTTCTCAGGCTCTGGAGATTTACGCCTACTCCCAGAACAAATACGGCAGGATGGCTCTTTATGAAAGTTTCGGGCTTGATGAGAGGTATTTCGATTTGCTGGAAATAACCCTGAAGGACAACGAAAAAGAATACGCTTGGGATGTCATTAGGGAACAGGAGGCGCATTTCGACAGGGCGCAGAAGGCTCTTGTGGAACACTTCAACCGGGGTATGACAAAAGAGGAGAACTACCTTCGCATCTTTTATACTGACAGGGCAGAAACAGACAACCTTGTTGACGACTACACCCGCAACGTAGAAATGGAGGTAGCCCGTCTCTATCAACTCAGGGACATGAGTACCCGCAGTGGCTTCAGGCACGAGAGAAAGGGGCCGGGCGAGGGGTACAGGCTGGCCCTGCGGGGGATAGAACAAAACTGGCAGAGGTCGATGACGGAAACAGAGCACTTCATCCACCTTGCCGAACCAGTCAGAATTATGAATGCCCTGTGGGGTAAGGGCACCCCGTGGGGGAAAACACAGATAAACGGGACCATAACAAAAGAGATAGAGGCGAACTACGGCAAAAACATAGTCGAATCGCTTCGCAGTTACAGCAACAGTGTGGCTGATCCGTATTTCTATCGGGCAGACAGGGCGCTTAACTCATGGATACGTCTTTTCCGAGAGAACATGGCGCTGGCTTATCTGGCCTACAACGTAACTACGATGGCAAAACAGTTGCCGTCTATGATTTTTTACGGAGTGGAAGCGGGCTTCCCCCGGCTCATGGCCACATGTCTCGACGTTGCCACAAACTGGGAGGAGTCCAGAAAACTGGTGGAGGCTCTTTCTCCGCAACTTAAAGCAAGGGGCGGGGCCGTTGAGTCGGTGTTTCTTGAAATAGAGGGCAGGACAGACCTTAGTTCTGTACAGAAATACTCCCGTGGTATTTCTGGTCCGGGGATGAAGGGTATCGCCCTCTTTGACAAAGTGGCCACCACAATAGGGTTCATGGCGGTCTACGAAAAACACAGAGACATGGGGTGGACCGAGGACGCGGCGGCCAGAAGAGCGACTCAAATCACACTTGAAACACAGCCTGCGGCTACCGCGAAAGACTTGGCGATGCTCTATAAGCAGGGAGAACTCATGAGGACTTTCCTTATGTTCTCCAACCAGTTGAACAACATCTTCAATATGGCGACGATGGACTCGTACAATTTCCTTGCGAGGAAAGAGTACACCAAGTTCGCCGCAAACATCATTGCTCTGGCCCTTGGGGGAACTATGATACAGTCCATCGCCCGCAAAAAGTTGCCGGAAGAAGTGAGCGACGTAGCAGGCGGATTCACTTATCAGATAGCGAACTCGTTGCCCCTGATAGGCAAGGCGGTTGGAGGAGCGTTTGAGGGATATAGGGCCAACATGGACCCCTTCTCCATGATAGGTTATTGGGTAGGGAAAATGGGCAAGGACGCTCAGGAGGGGAAGAGTTTTTCTGCGGACATGGCACTCAATTTCCTTAGTGTCATGACGGGGCTTCCTTATTCTGGCTCAAAAAGGGCTTACTATGCGCTCAAAGAGGGGGACTTGTCCTACCTGCTTGGAGGCAAACCGAGCAAGAAGAAAAAATCCCTGTTGTTTTAAGGAGGGTCCAAGATGAAACTGAAAGTTTGCATTGACGCAGGACACGGCGGGGGAGACCCCGGAGCGCTGGGACCGAAGGGCACAAGGGAGAAGGACATAAATCTCATTGTTGCCCATCTCCTTAAAGAACGTCTGGAAAAACTTGGGCATAAGACGATGATGACCCGGCATAAGGACGTGTTTGTTTCTATAGGGAACAGAGCGGGCTATGCCAACAGCAACCGTGCGGATTGTTTCGTCTCCATCCATTGCAACAGCGCCACTGTGTCCACTGCCCACGGATGGGAGATATTCACCTCCATAGGGCAGACAAGAGCGGACAGCCTGGCCACCTCTATCCATCAGGCGTGGGTCTCCTTGATGCCCAAGACTAGAGTCCGTGCCGACTGGAGCGACGGAGACGTAGACAAAGAAGCCGATTTAGGAGTACTCCGGCTCACAAGAATGCCTGCCGTTCTTGTTGAGTTGGCGTTCATCAAGAATCCTGCGGAGGAAATATTCTTGTTAGACCCTGCAAACCAGCGAATCATGGCTAAGGGCATTGCAGACGGCGTTAACGCTTGGGGTATGTAGGATGACTGAAACGAACAATAGAGAGGGAGAGAACAACATGTCTCACGGATATAAGTCAGCGCTGGAGGTGGCAATAGATGACATACGTGACGACATCAGCGACATGAAGGATGTCCTGAAGGGGCTGACGGTCGCTATTGGCGCCCTTGCCGTTCAGGAAGAGCGCCAAGCGAGGATGAGGCAGGATATAGACAAGATAGGGTCATCGGTTGACACTCAATGGAAGATTATCAGGTCCATACAGGACACCTGCAACACCAGACAGCGCCATGTTGATTATGCGGAAAGACTGATGGCCAAGCCAGATGCCCAGGCTTGGTGGAACTCCAAAATCACGGGGGCAACGGAAAAGATGCTCCTTATGCTCGCGGGAGCGATAGCCTCTGCGGTGGGGTACCAGTTTTACCAGATTATCGTTGAAGTCATAAGGAGGTAGCATTATGCCGGACTTCAGTTGGAAATGGTTCTGCGAAAAACTGTTCGACGAGTTTGAGGGCAGAGACCTAATTGTTGTCATTGTGACAGTAGGGGTGTTTGTTTTGATATACCTCGGCAAAATCCCCGAACAGCATATTACTGCCGTTTTGACAGGAATTGCAGGATACGCTCTTGGGCGCCCGAACACTGGTGGTGGTTCTAATGAGTAAGAAAGCGTTGACCTTTTTTGTCCTTTTCGCGATTATCGTTACTTCGCTTGCCGGATACTGGGCATACCGGAATCATCAGCGTTACAAGGCTTCTGTTGAGGAACTGACGCAACAGCAGGAAGCATACAAGCAGGAACTAGAGTTAGTTTATTCTCAGTGGCAGAAGGACAAGGCGGACTATCAGAGGAAGGTGAAGCAAATTGAGCGGAAGATTGCGGAGCAGGTTGTCTCTATGTCTCTGTCTGACCTTGCTGATGCTTTCAATAGGGACCTGCACGGAAGCGGTAGTCCCCTTGCAGAAGGGAGTCCCGTTCACCCCAGCGACTGACGGGCTTTTCTTTACGGAAGAGGAAGCGAGGTCGGAACTTCAGCAGAAATATACATTCCGGGCCAGAGCGGAACTTGCGGAAGAGACCCTTGAACGCAGAGACGACCAGATAGAGAAGATGTACGAGTCAATAATGGATTACATAAAGACATCAGAGCAGAAGGATGCCATACAATCTGCCCGCATCTCTTCTCTAGAAGCCCAGAATGACATTTTCAAAGCCGGGGGGGTAGTCTTACTCGTCTTGAAGTTGTTTGAGGTCATCTGAGCCATCCTCAATCGTTCTGGATGGATATAAGGAGGGGGGGTCATGCCGAGAGAGTATGTCGCCATGAGGGATAAGTTTAAAGCGGAGTACAAGAAGAAGGGGTATTCTGAGGAAAAAGCCGACAAGATGGCTAAAAGCAAGGCCGCAAGGATTTACAACAGTCGGCACCCTAAGAAGCCAGTGACCAGAAAGGAGGACTAGGCATGATACTTGAAGGACCGTGGTACGCACAGGCAATCAAGACGGCGCTCGCTCTTCTGCTTATCGGCACATTTGTGTGGAGAATGCTCAAGAAGGAGTGGTGGTGGGAAGCGCTCAGGAAAAAGAAATAAAGATGGGACCTCAGACCCATATACACCCTCCTAGTCTAGAAGTACCATTGTGGCATTCTGACTAGGGGGGTGTTTTGTTTGGCAAAACGCAAGTTGAAAGGCACTACGGCGCACCAGAGGTACTATGTGGAAGTAGAGGGGGAGAAGGTTCTGGTTCCGGGAGTCACTACAGTGACTGGGCTTCATGGAGGGAGCAAGAACGTTCTCATTACTTGGGCGAACAGGTTGGGTCTTGAGGGCACTGACGCCGGGGCTTACTCTGACAGGGCAAAGAAGATAGGCACGATAGCCCACCATCTTATCGAATGTGATATGAAGGGGGAAACGCCTGATCTCAGTCTTTACGCTCCTTATGAGGTGGAGGTAGCGGAGAGCGCTCTGGACTCATATAGGGCGTGGAGGGCGCAGGAGGGGGACATCAAGGTTCTCCTCTCTGAAGCGCAGTTAACAAGCCCCTTGCTCTTTGGGGGCACCATCGACCTCTATGCTGAGGTTACTGTCGGTAACGCAACGAAAAACGTTATCATCGACTACAAAACCGCAACGGACATCTACCCCGAACACAAATATCAGGTCACGGCATACGCCCATCTTTTGCTGACCAACGGCTACAAAGTAGACGAAGCGTGGATTCTTGGGTTTCCCAAAGAGAAGGGGGAAACCTACAAGAAGGTGGTTATCAACTGGGCAGAGATGGACATTCTGTGGAGAGGGTTCTGCGGGCTTCTGGACCTGTACCATTGCGAAAAAGAACTGCGCAACTTCAGGAAGGGGGCATAGACAATGGCAAACAGCATGAGTCCCGAGATAGGTGAACTTGCGAAAGCACTGGTTCTGGTCCAGGGGGAAATGGGGACAATCCCGAAAGACAGCACCAACCCGTTTTTTAGGTCAAAGTACGCCGATCTTGCGACGGTCAGCGGGGTTCTTATCCCCATCCTGACCAAATACGGCCTGTCGGTTTCGCAGTTGTGCTCGACTTCGGACAAAATCGGGCAACACACAGAGGAGTTTGTGGACAGCAGGTCTGGAAGGGCTAACAAAATAATAATTCCCTACCTCTGTCTCAAGGTCAGGACTGTTTTGATGCACGTGTCAGGGCAGTGGATAGCGGGGGAACTTGAGACGGCTATAGCGAAGAACGACCCGCAGGGTATTGGTTCTGCTATAACCTACGCCAGAAGGTACTCACTCATGGCAATAGTCGGGGCGGTAGCGGATGAGGACGATGACGGCAACGCAGGTTCCAAAGAGCCGGAGAGACCATCGAGGACACAGCGTCCCCAGACCCCGGACCGTGACAAAAAACCTGAACCGGCAGCGAGTCCCGAAGAGGATAAGCCTAACTCGAATATAGCGAAACTCCACACCATCTTCTCAAAAGCCAAATTGTCCGAAAACGCTTACAAGGCTTTCTTGTCGGTCTACAAAGTCGAATCGTCCAAAGACATGGATGACGTAACGATTCGCAGGGCCATTGAACATGCGGTTATGCTTGTGGGGCTACTCCAATCCTACGCAAACGGAGGGCTGGGTGCCGACGAGATAAGCGCGCTTTTTGCAGACGCCATCGAACAGCCCAACCCGTTCTTGGCAACATTTGAACAGGTTAAAGAGATGGTAAAAGCGAAAAAACAAGAAGACGCATTCATGAAAGCGTTTGATGACACGGACGAGGAGGAAGGGGAAGAAGAGGATGAGTCGTAGCATGACGTTCCGGCAGTTCGTAGCGAAGGCATCAGACAAACAACTGCGGATACTGGCCATGACAACCGTGTTGGGGATGTTGCCAGAGGATGTTGCGAAAACAATGTCTATCGCTCCTAGAACTGTCACGACCCACTTGCAGTCGATAGCAGACAGCCTCGGATTGCCCAACAGGGTTTCCCTCGTGAAAGTGGTATGGGGAAGCGGAGCGGGGACCTACTGGAATGACCTTGGGCTTAGAAGGTCAACAGAACCCACCTTTAGCGGGGAAGAACTGCGCTCCGTTTTGTCGGTGCTAAAGGAGAGATAGACATGATGGCGAATATTCACTATACAGCGAGGCTTCTTGGCGTCGGGGCGTCCACTCTTTACAAGTACATCCATGAATACGGAATGCCCCATTTCAAAATCAGGAAGGGGAACAACTGGTACATAAGGGTTGACACTAGAACGGTCAAGGACTTCCTTATGGACATGAAAGAGAAACAACTAGACAAGGCGTTTCTGGAGCATCGGGAGAAAGTACGCTCTGGCAGAATATAGGTGAGCCTTCATGGAAGGGTGGGTGAAATTATATAGGGAGATTTTGGAGAAGCCCATTTTCCGAAATGAAGGACGATTGAAGGTCTGGATTTGGGTATTGTGCAAAGCAACGCACAAAACAACTAAAGTGCAAATCGGGAAACAGTTGCAAGTTCTACATCCCGGGCAGTTTGTAACAGGAAGGCGACAAGCGTCAGAAGAATTAGATATGCATGAGATGACGGTCTGGAGGCACCTGAAGTGGTTGGAAGTGAACAACAGTTTGAACATCAAAACGAACAACAAATATAGCGTGATAACCGTTGCAAATTGGGGTTTTTTTCAAGAGCCGGACGAAAAAGTGAACAGCAAAGTGAACAGCAAAGTGAACAACAAAAATGAGGTGTTCGCAGAGGTCGAGCCGGTAGTTGAAAAGGTCCCTCCGACGGACGAAGAGAAGGCAAAAATCTATGCCAAGCGTCTTCACGCTAAAAAGTGCAACAAGTTGTTTGAGGAGTGGTGGAAAATATATCCTAGGAGGGACGATAAAGTCACTGCTCGCACGGCTTTCGGGGCGGTTTTCACGTCCGGCATTTCAACTAAAAGGCTGAACCTTATGACCGAAAATCTCATGCTCCACACAGAAAAATACAGAGACGAGGTGAGAGGAAAAGAGAGACGCTTTATCAAGTTACCAAGTACATTCTTAAGAGCGGTCGATTTCCGCGAACCCCCATCATAACTGTTTAGACAAAATTGGTCAGTTTAAAAAACGCAAATCTGTACAACAAAAAAAACACAAAACCGGGCAGTTTTTGTACAACAAAAAAAACACGTTTCGATAGCCCGTATAGTCAGTTATAGCAAGGGTTTGCGGGAATCGGTCGAAGAAGAAAAAATGGACGTTTTGAACAACAAGTACGAGGAAAATTAAACGCAAAAGTGAACACATACAAGAAGTACCTATACGTAACGTATAGATAAAATCTATATATAGGGGGAGTGAAAATGAAAGCGAAGAGGAAAACCCAAATGCAAAACATTCTTGCGCACCTTGAGAGAGGTTGGGCTATAACGCCGATGGTGGCGCTCAAGGAGTATGGTTGTTTTCGTTTGAGTTCGATAATCTTCCAACTCAAAAAAGCAGGGCACAATATTGAGAGCCACCGCAAGCACGGCTATTCCACTTACTACATGGAGGAATACGCCGCTATATGGAGGACAAAATAATGGCCATTATGTACATCACTGGGACTATTGCGGAAGAGCCAAGGCTCTTTGACCACAGGCGCAAAGACAAGTACGGGGAGTATTACGAGACAAGGGGCATGAAGTTTAAGGTCAAGGACGACAGCCAGAACGTGCATTTCTTCATGACTTATTTCGATGTGCCTGATGCCATAGTGGACGAAGCGCAAGAAGGCGACACGTACAAGTTCAAGGCTTTCGTGGTCAGGCAACATAACGACAGAACTAACGAATGGAATTGGGAGTTTCACATTCGGGAAATGACCAAGGTTTATCCCGCTTCTAGCAAAAAACCAGTAGGAACAAAGCCAAGAGAGGCCTTCCCAAAACCAAGCGCGTGGTTCTAAGAGGCATGATGATGGAGCGGTTGACAGAAAACCAAAAGAAAATAGCCAGAATGCGCTTTGACGGCAAGACTATTTGCGCTATTGCAACGGAACTAGGTCGTTCTCAAAGGACCATCAAGAACATAATTTCCGCGATTTATGCCAAGACAGGTGTCAATTCGGTCATCGAGTTGTACAAATTGGATCAGAGAACAGGGGTTATCAACGGAAAGAGGTGTGGTTGATGGAACAGACAATTCTGGTGCTCAAATTTTTCGTGGGAGTATTGGCAATCTTGTTGGTGTTGGTGGTGGCGGCTCTAGTCCGAGAAATAAAGAGGTGGTAGGAGTGTCCAAGAAGGAGAATTGCAGTGGGTGTTGGTATTGGGGCTACCCTAAGGGAGAAACCAAGAAAACATGTCTCATAAGCGTTCCTTTTTGGGCAGAACTAGAGCGCCCCGAAGAAATCGGGGAGAAGGTTACGGCCACTTGCGCTTGTTGGAAAAAGAAGCGGGTAGAAAAATAAGCGAAGGGAGAGTTTGAGCATGACGGAGCAGGAGGTAGTCCGTGAATTGGTGGGAGTATTGGAGCGAATTCGAATTACTGGGCCAGATAGAGATAATGTTTTCTGGCTTCATATAGACAATGGGCGTGGCAAAAATAAGGCCGGGATAAATCTAGGAACCCAACGGGATATAGGCATTGATGTTTTCAAGGAATTTGAAATACAAAGGAACAAGGCCATCGCCAAAGCGAAGGAGGTGGAGTAGATGAAGCACATGCTGGGAACGAGTATGTAGATACACAAGAGGATGTGGAATAGATGAATGTCGAACAGATTGTCCGAGAATATCTAAAGAAGAACGGTTACGACGGGCTTTGTAACAAAAACGGCGAATGCAGCTGTGATTTGGCAGACCTCATGCCGTGTGGGTTTCAAGACACTTTCTGTGTTGCTGGCCATTTATCGCTAGCAGATGAAAATGAAGAGGGCATTGAGTGGACTATCGCACCGGGTGAGAAGGAGGCGGAGTAGATGCGAGAGATTAAGTTCAGGGGGCTAACCATAACAGACGAATGGGTATACGGAGACCTGGTTCATGATGCATACGGCTCAACATGTTATTACGAGAAATGCCCTTATCGGATTACAGGAGTGTGCGAACACGGACATTTCAGTGTGCCAGTAAAGAGGGGAACCGTAGGTCAATTCACCGGCCTTTATGATGTGAACAGCAAGGAGATATACGAGGGGGATATCCTGGTCGCTGATGGTGATGATGGCCGCCATGGCGGCAAACAATACTTTCAAATCATGTATGGAGAAGGGAGTGGGACTGTAGGGTTTTCACCCCACTGTATAACCGGTGACTATTCTGAGGTTTGGGATAAAGGTGAAGTCATCGGAAATATTCACGAAAATCCTGAATTATTGAAGGAGGCGGAGTAGATGGTTAATATCGAAGAAGAACTGCGAGCACTGTTGGCGGAGGAGAAAAAATTAAAAGAGGAAGTGGAGAGGTTAGAGAAAAAGAAAAATCAGTGCATTATGAGGTTAGAGAAAGAGAAAAAGAGGCAGGAATACATGATGCCTTGCCCGATATGTGGGGAGGAGATGGAATATGATTTAGATGGTCCCTTTTGCCCAACAGAATTTTGTCTGTATAAGGGGACTTTTTCCATCGAAGCCCACAACGCCATCTGCAAGGTGTTGGCAGCGGCGGAAAGTCTCGATAAGGTTGTGATAAAGAAAGCAATTTCTAGTTTGGGTCTTTATCTCCGTCCTCGTCCGAATTATGTTCTTGTCCCTTATTGGCCTGAACTTGATGAACTGAGGAAAGAAGTTTATTCCCTCAATGAAGTCCGCAGTAAGTACCGGAATAGCCGAAAGGAGGTGGAATAGATGATGCCAATGACGAGTCTCGAACTCCTGTACGAGGCAGGAGCGTGCGCGGGCAGATACAAATTCCTTGCAAAGGCACTCGGTGGAATAACTAAATACGGCAAAGATACTCCGATAACATTGTTACAAATATTGGATATCAATGGTCTTGACGACACGCTGTGGGCACTACGTGCGTGTCCAGGGTCGGAACGGTTTTCAAGACTTCTGGCGTGTGATTACGCCGAGCACGTGCTACATGCCTATGAGACTAGATACCCTAATGATGACCGTCCTCAGAAAGCCATAGAGACCTCACGCAGGTATGCTTACGGTAAGGCCACAATGAAAGAACTAAAAGCTGCATGGGAAGACGTACGGTCTACCATATGGGGATCTGAACGATCTACTGCATACACTGCTGTGCTGTCTGTCGTATGGGAGATTTCCATAACAGGACATTTTTCCAACATGGCGTTTATTGGACAATCCGCTGCGGAATACGCCGCACGATCAACCGCAGGGCGGGCCGCAGGAGCAGCCTCACAGAACGCTGAACAGCAGTGGCAGGAAGAACGACTGAGAGAACTGCTGAAGGAGATGGAGTAGGTGACCGACAGGGAAATGCTTTTAGATAACATGAACCATGTCTTGAAGGAATGGCAGCAACTACTCGGCCTTCAGAACTGGGACATCAGGCTGGATGTTTGCAGAAAAAGCAGTCTTGAGCCAGGGTGCTGGGCCAATTGCACGTTCAGAAACAGCATGGAACAGGCGGAGATAGACCTGCTGGACCCTGTCGACTATGCCCTTGAAACAATGGGGTTTGAGATAAATCCCGAAGAATCTCTGGTGCATGAACTGCTACATCTTATGTTCCAGGGTGATGATGTTCCGGAGGTCATGATCAACAGGCTGGCAAAGTTATTGACAAGATTCAGAAACACAAAGGAGGCGCCGGGGGGTGGGGGAAACATGTGCGACCATGGTAATCTTGTAACACTGCATTTACCTACAGGAATTGATATATCGGTTGATAAATGTATAGCACCTATTGTTAAGATACTTAACGAAAATGGATTCACGACAATTGCATCCTGTTGTGGTCATGGTAAACAGCCAAGTCGAATTTCGTTGATTGACGGGAGAGAGATATTCATTGCTGCCAACTATGAAATAGCACAGGCTGTTTCCAAAGCATTTCCCCCCATAGCAAAGGGAGGCGGAGTAGATGAATGCTCTTGATTGGGCCTGTGAAACCATAGCGGATATATTCGGCTCGTGTCCGTATGCCCTCTATGACTGGCATGGGCCTAACTGCACACATGAAAAGTGCATAGGTGCCATGAAACAGATGGGGCAATGTTGGAGGTTATACTTTGTGGAGAAAGCGTTTGTGGAGAAAGCGGATGAGGGGAGGGGGCAATTGAAGGAGTCTAGGGTGAGTTTATTCAAAGATGGTGACCCTGTAGAGAAGGCGTTCAGATGGATGGGGTTTTATGACTTTTTCCGAAAGCGCAAGGTTGAATGGATATTGGATAAAGGCCCATTCGTCGTGCCAGACTCATACATTGCAAAAGCATGTGTACCTCTGAACATGCAGTACAAACTTGAAATTACTGAAACATGGGAGTCAAACGATAACCCAACCGAAGAGGATGTCGACCGATGCATTGCCATCGTTAACGCCTACCATAGGTGGGTGGTTGAGTGCGAAGGATAACAGCGCTATTGTTAATCGCAACAGGGTGGGTTTATTTTGCGTTCCTCTTTCTGTCGATAAGGGTCGATGAACTAGAGGCGCACAACCTTAACCTAGAGGTTAAGATTGAAACGCTCGCAGACGCTTACGACAGGGACACTCTGTCGGAATACCACCGAGGGCACAGGGAGGGGGCAGAGAAAGTGTTGAGTTCAGGCAAGGGCAATCTCAAGGCGCTTGAAATACTTTTCAGCCGATACCCCAAGGCTGCCCCGGTTCATTTCGCCAGATGGACGGTTGAGTACGCAACAAAATACGAAGTTCCCGTCCTTGTTCTTGCGGGAATCATTATTCAGGAGTCCAGTTGCAACCCGCTGGCACGTTCTAGCGTAAACGCTCTGGGCCTTACGCAAGTCATCTGGAAATACTGGGCGACATTTTTACGCGAAAAAGGCATAGCTCAAAAAGAGTCTGATCTTTATAACCCAAGAATATCCATCGAAGCGGGAGCGTGCATCCTTGCCTATTTGATAGACCTGCATGACGGAGACATCGACAAAGCCCTTAATCATTATTCGGGAGGGGCAAGGGGATACGTGGGGAAGGTCATCAAGAAAGGAGGGTTACGGTGAAGAGTTTGCGAGAACTTACGAGTGAACCTGTCCACAGGTTTGTCAATCTTGCCGGATATGAGACTTTATCGGAAATGCAGGACGCCATGGACAAGAAGGTCATGGATTTTCTGAAAAAAGTGTACCCGGACAAGGATATTTCTTTCGATATGCTTGTCGATTCAGGCGGGAGGGGATACAACAGGATAGACTTCAGCAAGGCCACTCAACAGGAAAAACTATGCGAGGAGTGCAGTAAAAGGGGTAGGCTGTATAACTGTCTTTCTGGCGGTTACTATTGGGATGTAGCGGAGGCAAATGGGTACATAGTTGCTTACCCAAGGGAATGCGGAGAGATGCGGAGGCAAATCGAACAGAAGGAGAAAGCGATAAAGCGAAGAAAGAATGGCTCCTTTGAAAACCCGATAGAAGTGAAAGGATGGTGGGGCGAATGAGTATCAGGTGGCGGTATATAGGTGAGCGGATATTTTTTCACATGCCCTCCGCATTCGGAGATGGTAGTTTTGTGTCCATGCACGCAAACGAGACGCTTGCCGTCAGGTCGGGGACAGAAAAAGGCAGTACGTCTCTGTTTATAGCGGACATGGAAAGGTCGGAGGGGTTGTCGGACGCCGACAGGGACTGGCTTTTGAACATGATAGTCCACGACCTTGAAAGAGCGAATTTCGGTTCGGGGAGAATATCGGGACATTACCCTATGGGAAGCACTGGTCTTATCGAGGGACTTGATTTGAAAGGGGAATCTGTTAATGGCTAAGACAAGAGCACGTAAACCAACGCCAAAGGTGGTTGAAGAATCCCTTCCAGTCGTCGAGATCGCCAAGCCATCTGAACTACTAGTGAGAGTGAAGCGTCTTTCAGACGGGGCGAAGTTGCCAATATACGCTACTGCCAAAAGTGCAGGAGTGGACTTGTATGCTATGGATAAAATGGTCATCCCTTCTCAGGGGCACGCCCTTGTCAGCACGGGGCTTGCGGTAGAAATTCCAGAGGGGTACGAAATGCAGATTCGCCCCCGCAGTGGGCTTGCGTTGCTGGGGGTTACGATACCGAATGCTCCGGGGACGATTGATTCGGATTATAGGGGTGAGGTTAAGGTCATCCTCCGCAATCTGGGTGCTTTCTCTTTTACAGTAGAACCGGGAATGCGGATAGCACAGGCCGTTGTAGCGCCCGTGACAAAGGTCAGGTTTATAGAAGTAGAGGAACTGACAGACACGGAGCGTGGTGACGGGGGGTTTGGGAGCACGGGAAAATGAGCACTGCCAATTCCAAAATCTTCAAGAGCGAGCATGATTCCGGCAGGAAACTGATATTCAGGGCGCTTATGGAAGACGTGGCTCGTCAGGCCAAAACACCCGTAGAGTTTGAGTACCGGTTTCATTCTACCCGAAGGTGGCGGTTCGACTGCGCTTTTCCGGAACGCAAGGTCGCTCTTGAGATAGAGGGGGGTGTGTGGCTTCAGGGTCGCCATAACAGACCCGCAGGATTCGAAAAGGACCGGGACAAGTACAACAACGCGGCCTTGTCGGGATGGATGGTGATAAGGACCGTGTGGAAAGAAGTTCAGAGCGGGAAGGCCGCGGAATTGGTCGGTCTGGCTCTTTTCGGGGAGGTGGAGAAGTGAAGCGGAAGTATGTCTTAGCGGAAAACGCCCTAAAGAAAGCGTCGTGCTCTAAGGAGTTATTCGAAAACGCCCGTGCCAGACTTTACAGCATATCTATGGGTTCGTCTCCCCACTTGACTAGGCCAGTGCAGGGGAACAGACCCACTGATGTTGTTGAAAGGCTTGAGTCAGACCCAGCGCTCAAGGAACTAGAACACATTATCTGGGTTATATCGGAGTTTACCTACAACTCCAAGGTCCCAGCCCACGTCAGGGAAACTATCTACAAGATTTACTTCTACAAACACTCTCTTCGGGACATCCAAGCGGAATACGGGGTGTCAGCAAGGACCGTAAGGCGTTGGAGGCAACAAGGGCTTGAGCAGATAACAAAACTACTGAAGGGGGAGTTGAGTGTGCAGATGGAGGACGACTTTAAGGCTAACATGGAAAAAATTCGACAGGAGTTTTTGCAAGCAGGAGTGGGGAAGGAAACCACCGACAGAATACTGGAATACATGGCCAGCGCTTCAGAGGAAGGGTTGACACCCAAGTCGCAGTAGGATAGATGCAGACAAGCGAAAAGGGCACCTGCCTAGGGGTGCCCTTTTCTTTTGCTAGAGCGAAGCGGAGAGTGTAACTAGATTATGACATATCCCGCCCTCAAGGTCAATCGGGATCCAATTCTTTCGCCATTATCATGATTGTCGATGTGGTCCCAAACTGCGTCCAGAGGTCTTCAAGAGTCTCAAGCAAATCCTGTTTTTCCGTTTCCGTTTGGGTTGAAAAAACCCTTTTTATCGGGACATCGAATGCTGTTGTGTCTGACTTGATGTTCTCCAGCGTCTCTTTCATGAAGATGCCCATTATACTTGTCATTGTCAACACAAAAGTCGTGGTTCTGTCTCTGTTTTCTTTGTCCAAGTGATTCGCCAAGGACATCATTAGGTTTTTGTCTGACGCAGTCGCCAGTATCGCAGAGATGGCGTCATCGCTCAACATTACGGCTTTGCTCATCTTTTTATGCCTCCTTTTTTGATTATCTGTAGCAGGATATTCATCTTCTTGTCTTTCTCCCGCTCCACGTACTCTTCAAGTGCCAAGGCGATTGTGGGAGACGGTTTCATACCTGACAACTCACAAGCCTTATCAAGGGTGTCCTTCGTGCTGTCCGACAGGTACAGGTCCATTCTCGGCATCTTTTCCATCCTCCTCCAAGTCTACCCAAAGCGTTTTCGTGTTCTGTCGTGATAGCCATAAGTCAATTGCCAACCCTCGGCTTGCCAATTTTCGCGCGTCGCCTTCAGAAAGGCTCGTTAGAATGAAGCGTCCATTCTTTTCCGAAAAATAGCCTAGTCGTATCTTCCAGCAAGATTCAGGCAATTCCCTTAATGTGGCTACCAACTCAACGCCACGTGGTGAAAATTCCAAATTGAGTTCTACGTTCTCTCTCTTTAGGTAGGGGTTTGTGTCTGCGCCCTTTTTCAGAATCATGCTCCCCACCTCCATATTTCAAACATCCAGATCGTTAAATACACCTGCATAGTGCCTAGAATCATGAGCATCGCGAGCCATGAAAATCTGCGTTCCGGAGATGCAAACAAGGTAACCAGCACATAGAGTATTACCACAGAAGCGACGACGTGAAACGCCAAGGCAAGCCTGACGATATCAAACATCTTTCTCACTTCCTAACTCCAGGCCGTAATCACTTACGGTCTTATGTTTGCTTATATCCCACTCCAAACCGTATTTCCGGTTGAGTTCCATCTGGAGTTCTGGATGAAGTCGCCCGAAACTCCAGATTTTACTCCTGCATTTCCAGTGATAAGGTCCCTTGAGACGCTTCTTTTTGGTTTGTGGATTCCGCATGTCGTTTCCGCCCGATTCTCCGCAGAATATACAGACCGGCGTTTCGCCCTTTGGTTTAGGCGCTCTGGTATCAATTCCAAGCGCCCTATTCAAACGCTCTACCTCCCGTTTCAGCATCACAATATCCATTTCCATCATTTCCATCGTCTTCATTTCGCACCCTCCTTTCGGTGGTAATAATTCCATTAGACTCTGTCTTTTCGGAATCTCTTGTAGAACGAGTATCCGAACCCACTTACTGTGACGAGCAGGTATTTGTCGTCTTCCACAACGCCTGTAATCTTCAGTTTGTCAAACGACACCTCCCCTTTTTCTCTCACTTTCAGCGTGATGGAAATTCCGCCATCTCTGTTTTTGGGTCCGCCCGTGAGCGTTTCCTTGCGTCCGTCAATGTCCGCTTCAAGCCAAAAATTCCTGACGTTCCTAGGCATAGTCAACTCCTCCTTTTCCCTACAAGGACTATTCCCTGTTCTATCCCTGTTTCCAAAACCATTAGGCAAGCATGTTTGAGCGATGGACAGTTTCTCATAACTGTTTTTTCCGGGGTGACCCACAGCGCAATATCGCCTCTGTCGTCGTAATATCTTGCAAACAACCCCTCTCCCGCTGTCTCTGCTCTTTTCATTTCATCACTCCTCCTCTTCTTCTATGTCTGTCCCGAAATACTCCTCGACCTCTTGCCATGCTAGTGTGCGGAGAATAAAGTACGCCATCTTTGTTATGACGAAGTCGAGGTCAAAGTCCTTGCTTAGACCAATGTTGTTGAAGTTAAGCCTGACCTTTTTGAATGCATATTGGTAAACTCCGGGATCTGCTCGACGCACACAATCAACTAGCGCCCAGGCCTTGTCATAAAAAAGCACGTGTGACGAAAGAGAGATGTCCTCTTTGATGTTGGATAGAATTTCTTGTTCGTTCAAGTACTTTTCAGACTCCTCAATGTTGACTTTTACCAACTCCCGCATCTCGTTCTTATAGTCCTTATAGACATAACGCTTCATTTCAGCACTCTCCTCCCGTGTTCGGATAGTACTATCATACTATGCGGGTACGTATACGCAATAGGTCCTAGGTCCCATCTTTGCGCCCGTAAACGGGACGTCCTAATGGTGCGCCCGCAAGAAGAAGGCCACGGGACTGGTGAATCATTAAAATTTTCTTAAAAAACTTGTGGTAATTTTTCCATCGGGGCAAAAAAGTGCGGGTGGTAATTTTTCCATCGCGGTTTTTTAGGGCGGGTGGGTCGGTTTTTTGCGGGTGGTATCTTTTCCATCGGGTGTTTTTCGGGGCAAAAAAAGGGAGCGCTTGCGCGCTCCCCTGCGGTGCGGGTTGCTAGTCTGTGTCGTAAGGGGTTATGCCTGTCCTTTCATAGAGCGATATTTCAGAAGGTGTCCAGTGCTTTTTTTCTTCGTCGATGTAGGGGTCGGAGCGTGTTTCGCGTAGGTACGGTTTTGGAGTCAAATATGCCTCGGCGCAATAGTCGTCATCGGGCGTATAAGTGTAATGGTAGGTGCGTGTCGTTGTCGGTTGGGGTTTTGTGTAGATTGTTTTCCCATCGTACCAAACAATATTTGACGGGACATCTTCGCTGATAGAACGGGGCAATTCAGAGCATACCAGTAATTCTTTGTGATTGTATTGCCGTAGGTCGCCACGACCGGACGAATAAAACGGTCTCCCGTTTTTGGTCCCGACAAAAACGGACCCAAAATGCGCGAATGTTTTCGGGATCGGTAAACCTAACGAAAGAACAATTCTCGCTATGGCTTCACAGTCGGTTTTGCCTCCGTAAAAAGTTCCGAAAGAAAAGGGGCTTTCTGTGCCGTTTTGCGCGATCAACAGATCGGTTCTTCCTTTTTTGCGCTTCGTGTAAAAATGGTAGGGGTGGCAATTCCGATCGCTTATGTCTCCTGCAGAAGCAAGGCGGGTGTGAAAAACAGCGAAACGATAATCAGCGGTCAAGAGTTGTTCGGCGCAAGATTCGGTTTCAAGACTGGTTCCTTTCGTCAAGGTCACGTTTTGGCCTTCGGCGTCATGGACAAGGGCAAGTCCATTGCCATGTCCACCTAGGCTTAACTCGAGTTCCAGCAACAGGTTAACGAGGCCGTCTTTATAGTTGTTCGGCTTCGCTGTTTTGGAGTCTTCGCCATATTTCCAGTACCAATTGGAGTATTTCCCATAGGGTTTAGATTCCTTCAGGGTTTTTAGTTCCTTGTGTAGCGCTAATATCGCCTTTTTGCTGCCTAGCATCAATCTGCACATTTTTTAGCACTCTCCTCTCTGATTTATCACGGGTGTCCAGTCGTTTTGCTTCCAGCCTGGGAATCGTTCTTCCAGGTAGTGATAAAGGTTTTTGCGGGGGAGTCTTGCTCCTTGCACATGTTTAATTATGTCGGTTAGTTTTGCTCCGTTCACTGCTTTGACGGTTTTAGCCATGCAATAGGCAATCATGGCGTTGTACATTTCAAGGGTCGCCATAAGCGTTGTATATTTCAGGGTGCCTTTGGCCAGCCTCCACTCTAGGGTTTTGGACCTAAGGGGCCGGGAGGTATGATAAATATTACAGACGTTGAGCGATGAGTATCGGTTTCCTGCTCCTTTGACGGCCTCGTACAGTTCGTCTAGAGCCTGTTCATCTCGTCTGCTCGTGATGTTGTCAAGAGATTGAGCGTATGAGTTATAGGGTCTGCGGCAAAACAGGGCAAGGTCGTTTGCGTTACGGCAAGCCAACAACAACATTTTGGCTACAGTTAAGTCTCTTTCAAGGTTCGTGCTTCCCATCGCTTGATACGATGCATGGATGTGGAGGCCTGCCGTGTGGGTGTCATGAGCGCGATAACCTAGGTTGACGGCTCGTTTACAGATACCTTTGTAGTCGATGTCTGTATGGTATCTGATAGTACAAGGTGCGGTGACGATCTCAAAGCCGTTATCCAGGCTCCCGTCATGCTCGGCGTGCATGACGTGCGGGTGGTATTGTCCCATTATTTCCTCTGCGTAAGCATGGCTATATCCTCCATTGTCGATTTCTATTTCTATCCCGTAATACATGGTTTCCTCTGTTTGGGCTTCGTCCTCCCTTGCTTTTTTCGGGTGGGTAATTCCACAATGGTAGTTGTGTATTACCCTCTCTTCCTCTTCGTCCTCGTTTTCGTTGTCGTCTTCGAGGACAACATTTCCGTCTCGGTATGCCTCTCTCCACTCTTCGACTCCTGGGATGGGGCAGCGTACTATATCGAGGTTTGTCAGATAATGCATTCCATGCTCGTAGATATCATTCCCGTGACGGATCAGACTGCAATCCATGCAGTACGTTCCGTCGCTCCAACTGTATAGGTCCGCTCGGGGGAATCGGTTTCCGCATCTTTCGCATCTGATCATACTACTAGGCATTTCTTACACTCTCCTCCCTTTCGTCTACTCGCTAGTTCAAAGCCGGCTCAACAGCACTGCTAACGCGACCGCTAATATCCATATAATCGCATAATTCATACTCTCTCTCCTTTCGTGTTCGGATAGGTGGCGCCGTGTCTATATTATCACGACTATACGTATAGCGCAACAGGCAATATGGGCTGGCGTTTCGGGGGAGTGCCGAGGGTCCTAATAGGACCTTTGGCCTAGTCGGTGACCATAACGGCAATTTGTGTGGTACGATTGATTACAGTCCTTCCTCTATCGGTTTAAGTTCGTTCCGCTCCGTGAGGCCTGATATCGGTTCGCTCCTGGTATTGGTAGGGTGTCGGGCGGGTGTCCCGTGCGGATCGCTGCCGGGCCGCTTTCCTTCAGTGGCAATAATTCCATCTAGGTTTTCGGCTTCATGTCGGTGTCTCTTTCCTTCCGTTTCCTTCCTGTTACGGGCTTTTGGGATCTTTTCCATGCGGTACTTTCCGGCGATTCGCGGGTGGATGACGGCGGGTGATGAGCGGGTGATGAGCGGGTGATAGGCGGGTGATGGGTTTAACCCTCCGCTTCTCACTCGTTACGTTTTCCCCACGCGACCGCTTCAGCAGTCCAGGCTCGCGACCGGGCACACTCAAGGGTGCCGTTCCGGGACGATCCGACCGGGCGTCCACTCGACCACGACCGGGGCGCACCCCCCAAGGCGCGGACGGGCGCGGTATGCGAATAAACCCCTCGTCCGCTCCCGCACGTGAAACCACTATACGCATACGACCTTGATATGGTACAATCCGGTGGGAGGTGGTAGTGGTATGGGAATCGGTGGGGTACTGGGTGTAGTGCCTGCGAGGGGTGGAAGCAAGGGGTTGCCGAGGAAGAACGTGCGGGTGGTGGGGGGTCATCCGTTGTTTACGTGGTCGGTATGGCAGGGTTTATCGAGTCGGTGGTTGGACCGGGTGGTAGTGAGCACGGAGGATGGAGAGGTAGCGGAGGTATGTGAGAGGTACGGATATGAGGTAGTGGAGAGGCCGAAGGAGTTGGCCAGTGATGTAGCGCGGATAGAGGAGGTAGCGATAGATGCGGTGAGGGTGGTGGATGGGGAGTGGAAGTATGTGGTGATACTGCAGCCGACGTGTCCGTTGCGGGAGGTTTCGGAGATAGACAGGTGTGTGGAGCGGTGTGTGAAGGGTGATATGGCGTCGGTGAGCACTATAGCCCAGCACAACGAGCATCCGATGAAGAGTCTTCACATGCTTGAAAGTGGTGAGATAGTGCCTTATTTCGGGGCTGAGTATCTGAATGCTCCAAGGCAGACCCTTCCCAGGTTTTACAAGCAGACTGGCAGTGTATATGTGAACAGGGTGGCGGATTTAGTGAAGGCCGGGGGTCAGAGGGCGCTCATAGCCCCTTGGCAGCCGCTTATCACGAAGAACAAGCACATCGACATAGACGACGAACTGGACCTTGAGGTGGTTGATTTCCTTCTGTACAGGAAGGGGTGGAGTCAGTCTTGGCAAAGTTGAAGCACGAGAGGCCGGAAGAGGCCGAGGCGTTCAGGCTCTACTACGAGATGGGGTCGAAAAGGAGCAGGGAGCGGGTAGCGGAGATGGTGGGCGTCCATCCCAACACCATCAAGAACTGGTCCAAGAGGCACGACTGGAATGAAAGGGTGAAGGTTCTGGACGAGCAGACGTCTACTGTCATTCTGACGGAGACCGCTCGTGCTACAGCTGTTATGAAGGAACAGACCAAGATGATAGCGCAGGAGTTGAAGGACGAGTTCTTTGAGCGGGTGAAGAACGGAGATATAAAACTCAAGGGAGTAAGGGACTTTATAGATATAGACAAGCACGACCTTCTGGTGAGGGGAGAAGCGACAGAACGTCACGAGTCGGTGCGGGTCGAGCTGAAGGGTCACGTAAGGGACATGCTTGAGATTATGGGAAAAAAGGTGGCGGCAATGCCAAACGAGGACTTCATAGACGTGAAGTTTTCCATCACGAATCCGGTGGAAGAGCATGATGTCCCCGAAGAGTAACGAGTGGGGGGTGGTGCTCCAGCCCACGCGGGCCAAGGCCCACCTCTACTATAAGATGCTTCTGGAAGAGGCGGCCCTTACTGATGATGACGAGATAATAAACGGCGTCATGAGGGCGCTCGCTCTGGGCGACCTTTTCTTCCTCATGATTTACGTCCTGAAGATGGAATTTGCGGACATAGACTGGGTGTTCGACAGGGCGAGGGAGTACCAACTTGACTCCAACGGCTACTGCGACCTCTGGAGCCGTGAGCATTTCAAGTCCTCAATCATCACATTTGCCGGTACCATACAGGACGTCCTGCGTTATCCCGAAGAGACCAACGTCATATTCTCCGTGACCCGGCCTCTGGCGAAGCAGTTCCTCTTGCAGATAAAAAGGGAACTGGAAAAGAACGCCCTGCTGAAAATCCTCTTCCCCGACATCCTCTATGACAACCCTGAAAAGGAGTCGCTGAAGTGGTCCGAAGACGGCGGGCTTATTGTAAAGAGGAGTGGGAACCCGAAAGAGGCCACTCTGGAGGCGTGGGGGCTTGCCGACGACTCCCAGCCGACGTCCAAGCACTACGACAGGATGATTTATGACGACGTTGTCACCGAAAAGTCGGTAACCAACCCGGAAATGATACAAAAAGCCACCGAGGGGGTCAGATTGTCCCTTAACTTGGGCAAAACGGACCCTAAAACCGGCCTCGACATCACCAAAAGACGTTTTATAGGTACGAGGTGGGACGCAAACGACACCTACGAGACCATTGTTTCGGAAGGCATAGCGAAGGAGCGCTCCAGGCCCGGCGTGATAATGAACGCCGACGGCACCATGCAGTCGATAGGCTACTGGAACATGGCCACAGTGGAGAAGAAGAGGCGAGATTTCGGTGAGTATATCTTCGCCTGTCAGATTCTGCTTGACCCAAAGTCCGCATCCAAGCACAAGTTCAGTCAGGACGACCTGCGGTTCTGGGACGCAGAGACATACAGGAACCTGAACCTGTACCTAGTGGTGGATCCGGCGGGCTACAAGAAGAAAAAGGAGGACGACTATACAGTCTTCAACCTCTTCGGCGTGGACGAGATGGACAACCGCATGGTCATAAGGCTCGTCAGGGACAAACTCTCCCTGCCGGAACGCACCCAACTGATGTTCAACCTCATAAGGGAGTTCCCCAAGATAATCAGGGTTGGCTACGAAGAGATAGGGATGCAGTCGGACATCGAGCACATAGAGTACGTGAAGAAGCAAGAGAACTTCAGGTTCGAACTTATCCCGCTCGGGGCGAAGGGCAGGCTCATTCAGGGCAGACCTGCCAAGGGGAAGATAAACAAGAACGACGCCATAGCGTCTCTGGCAGGCCCGCTCTCTGAACATAAGATATGGCTTCCCTACCATTGCTGGCATACCGACCATACCGGGACTGAAAGGGACATGACTAGAGTATTCATCGACGAGGAATTCTCCAGATGGTATCCGGGCGCTCAGTGCCACGATGACATGCTTGACACATTGCACATGATGTATCACGATGATATGGGCATCAAAGTTCCAAATTTGCGTGACCGGCGACGCGAAAAGACGCAAAAACGGGCGATTATGAGGGTGCCCCTGCTTCACAGAACATAAATTGGAGGTGGTAATGATGTCTGGAATCTTTGAATGGCTTCCTCAGATTCTTGGTTGGGGCACTTCTGCCGCGGGCATATATTCTGCTGTCAAGACGCAGGAAATGCCCAAACCCCCAGCAAACACCGAAAGGAAACCGCCCGAAGAGGGTGGGCCGACCGAGATGGAGCGGGAGCGACTGCGCTCAAGAAGGCGCAGGGGGCTTCTTGAGAATATAGCGACAGGCGGTGGAGGTCTTTCTGGCCCGGCAAGTGTCGGCAAAAAACGGCTTCTAGGAGAGTAGGCGATTCCTATGACAGAAGCAGGGGCGCAGAAGAGGGGGGTCGTTAAGGCCCCTAGCATTGACGTCGATGCCGCTATCCGCAAACTGAACAACCTCAAGACGGCGAGAGCGGGTTGGGAACCGACATGGCGAGATATCGCCACCTATATTCTTCCCCGCAGGACGATGGACGACACGAACAAACCAGAGGGGAAAGACCTGCGCCACGGCATGTTCGATTCCGCTGCGGAGAAGGCCAACAACCGGCTCGCTTCTGTCATCGCTTCAATGCTTACCGGCACATCCACGAAGTGGTTCATCCCCAAGATAATCTTCGATGACGGGCAGGCCATCAAAGACAAGACGGTCAACGACATATTGCAGAGGTATTCCGAAACCATCCGGGACATAGCGCTCGACTACATCAACGACTCCAACTTCACCCAGTCCGCCGACGAACTCTATCTGGACATGGGCGGGATAGGCACAGGAATCATGCTTATCCTAGAGAGCAAGTCGAAGAGGAAGCCGTTATTGTTCAAGACCCTTCCGATAGGCGAGTGTTACGTTGCCGAGGACGCTGACGGGATAATCAACACCCTGTACAGGGTATATTCAGAGGAACTGTCCAAACTAGTGGAGGAGTTCGGACTCGACGCTCTTAGCGAGGGGAGCAGGGCCAAGTTCCAACAGAACCCGCAGGAGAAAATAGAGATACTCCACGTAATAGAACCTCGCTTGTTCTGGGCCAATAAGCCTAGGTCAAGCAGGGAGTATCCTGTTGCCTCGGTCTACATCGAGGTATCAACAAAGCACGTCCTTTCAGAAAGCGGGTTCAAGAGTTTCCCGGTAGTCTGCCCCAGATGGAGAAAGGCTTCCGGTGAAAGTTACGGGCGAGGTCCCGGACACGAAGCGCTTGCCGACATCAAGACCCTTAATGAACTGGTATTCACGTATCTTAATGTGGGGCACAGAGCCATAGAGCCACCCCTCGATGTGGAAGAGGACTCCTATATCGGTCCTCTTGACCTGTCTCCGCTTGCCGTGAACATCAGGCAGAGGGGGCACGAACCAGCCAGGCCGCTGGTGACAAACGTCACCTCTCAGGCAGACATTCACTTTCTTGTGGAGCGGTATTCCAACTCGGTGAGGGAGTCATTTTTCTGGCACAACCTGACCCTTGTTGAGAACGACCGCATGACAGCCACCGAGGTGATACAGAGGACCACGGAGAATCTGAGGGTTCTTGGTCCGACTTTCGGGCGTTTCATGACGGAGTTTCTGGAGCCTCTGGTTAGAAGGGTGCTCGCTATTCTTGCCGACAAGAGGCTTCTCCCTGATCCTCCGTTGGAACTTTCGGGTCTGGACTACAGGGTAGAGTACGAATCCCCGCTTGCGAGGGCGATGAGGGCCTCCGACCTTCAGGCTATTGAAAGGTCCATCATGACAGTGGCTCCTATTCTCCAAATCAAACCAGACGTCATAGACAACGTGAACCTCGACGACGTTACGAGAGACGTGTTCCTGCTCAACGGCGTTTCGGCTCACAGGCTTCTTAGCCACAAGCAGGTCGAGGCAATACGGGGGGAACGGGCCAAGATGATGGCTCAAGAGATGGCTTTGAGGCAGGCCGAACTTGCGGCGAAGACATCAAAGGACATGTCTCAAGCAGACCCTGAGGATGGGCTTTTGGGCATGGTTATGAGGAGGTAGGTGGGGTTTTGTCAGCAGGCGACATGAAGATTCTGTACACGCAGGTTTTCGGAGGGCTTACGGGCGAGAAGGTTCTCGGTGACCTAGAGCGCAGGTTCTGGGACGACATGGAAATGTTCGCGTTGGGCGAGAAGCCCGAAACATTGTTTTACAGGGAAGGGCAAAGAAGCGTCATTAAGTTCATCCAGAGGATGATTAAGGAGGGGAAGACCCGTGTTTGAGCGGACAATCAGAGAAATCAACCTCCAACTGTTTGCAGAAGGAGACCCGCCAGCAGAAGGAGAACCGAAGCCGGGATTGAGTAAGCCCGAACCGCCCGCCGCACAGCCGTTTCATGAAAGCCTTGCGGAAGAGTTCAGGGGCGTATCGGCACTCCAGAAGTTCAACGACGTAAACGGACTTGCCAAGAGTTATCTTGAACTTGAGAGACTTCTTGGCTACGAGAAAATCCCCATGCCCAAGGCGGACGCAAAACCCGAAGAATGGGAATCGGTATGGTCAAGATTAGGCAAACCCCAGAAGCCGGAGGAGTACAAGTTTGAAAGCATACCGGCAGAAGAAGCAAAAAAGATTGACCCCAAGTTCCTCGAAATGGTTAAACCGCTTCTTCATGAGGCCAACCTGACGCAGAAGCAGGCGGACGTGGTGGTGTCCAAGTTCATAGAAATGGACAAAGCCATGATGGGCGACCTCCAGAAAGCGCTTCAGGCAGAGGTTGAGGAAGGGTGGACAAGCCTTAAAAAGGACTGGGGCAACGCCTACGAGTCCATGAAGGAGTCCGCTAATCTTGCTCTTGATTCCACCAAAATTGAAGGTGTGTGGGATTGGGCAGAGCGGGCAGGAGTAATCAACGACCCCATGTTTGCTAGGATAATGGCCCACTTTGGGCAGGGTTTGTCAGAAGATGTCTTGCGTGGCGGAGGAAGAAGTGTTACGCTCACTCCCAAGGGCGCTGAAACGGAATACAACATGTTGATGAGTAATAAGGAAAAACGTGAAGCGTACCTGAAGGGCGACAAGGCTCTTGTGGCACAGGTAACGGAACTTATGAAACAAATGGCAGGTGACGAACCAGCCGATTTGGGTTAACAGGCAACAGGGACAATTCCCTCCTTGTGGGGAACCCCGAAGGGATGCACCACGGGTTCCGTAAGGGTAAACCCGGCAAAAAGTATGATTCTAACTTTTTGGCAAGGAGGGATTTGTTATGTCCGTACAGATTACGACCGCAATGGTCAAACAGTACCACGCGAATGTCACTCTCCAACTCCAGCAGACGAACTCCAGATTCTCGCCCTACGTTCTCAACGACACCCTTACTGGCGAGTATGGGTTCTATGATCAGATTGGCGCAACTGCGGCACAGAAGAAAACCACCCGTCACGGCCCGACCCCGTTGGTCAGTACCCCCCATGCAAGGCGCAGGGTTACAGGCTACCCCTATGAATGGGCAGACCTTATCGACAGGCCAGACATCACTCGCCTGCTCACCGACCCTACATCGGCGTATGTTTTGAACGCCGTAGCCGCCATGATGAGGTCTATGGACGACGAGATAATTGCAGCCGCAGACGGGACCGCTTACACCGGAAAGGATGGCGGGACTTCAACTTCTTTTGATTCCAACATGATAGTTCCCGTAACCATCAACAATGACGGAACCTCTGCGACCACGGGTATAAACCTCACGAAGGTGCGTTATGCCGCTAAACTTCTCAACGCAAACGAAGTCGAGAAAGAAGACCGGTTCCTCGCCATCAGTGCCGAACAGCAGGACGAACTTCTTGCCGAGACGAAACTGGTAAGCAGGGACTACGTGGGTAACTACGTCATCGAAGAGGGAAGGCTGACTCGCATCATGGGCTTTACGCTCGTTGATAGCGAGAGGCTCGGCCTGACAAGCACTAACAGGAAGTGTCTCTTCTGGCAGAAGAATGGAATCCTTCTGGCGAAGAATGACGACATCATGGTCGATGTCGGCGTAAGGCGCGACCTGTCCCTCTCCAAGCAGGTTTTCGTTTCGATGGACATTGGGGCGACCCGTATGGACGAGAAGAGGGTTGGCTATATCCTCTCCTCCGAAGCAGCGTAGTTTGGGGAAGAGAGATAAGGAGGTAAAGTGATATGTCTGCTGTCAAAGGAGTAAACTACACGCTTTTTGCGGCCGGAACCATTCTCGACCCCGGTGCATGGGGAAGCAGGGTACAACTCATGTACGACGAGTACGAGGCTTCCGGCCTCACAGCCGCCTCTACCATCACTGTCGGTGTTCTCCCGGCAGGGGCGAGGCTTCTTCCGCAGAGCATGATAATGACCGATGCTCTTGGGACGGCCAGAACTCTTGCTCTCGGTGATGGGACTACCGCCAACAAGTTCATGGCCGCCACTTCCGTCGCCGCCGCTGGTTCGGTGTGGCTTACGGCGATAGACCAACTAGGCGTCAGGCTTGCCGCTTCGACGAACATGGTTCTTACCATCGCCGGGGGCACCGGCACCGGCACAATCAAGTCGTTCATCTTTTACGCTCTCTAGGGGAGGGGGGGTCTCCCCCTCCCACCCCTTATAAACAAAGGGGGTCATGGCATGACCATACAGAACACCGATAATCGTGTCCAGATGGTGGGGGATGGGTCAACGAAACAGTTTGACTTCTCATTCCCCATCATTCATAAATCCAACCTGAAAGTGTATGTTGATGACGCGTTGCAGACGCTTGATTCGGCATATTCCGTGTTGTCTGACACGCTTTACCCCGATGGCGTTACTTATGATTTTCGTGATGGCGGTTATGTGCTTTTTGAGGACGCCGATACCCCGGAAGATGGGGTGCTTGTAACGATAATCCGTGAGATTGAACCTACTCAAGGGATAGACCTTGTGCCCGGTGGCGCTATGCCTGCGGAAGTGCTGGAACAAGGTCTCGATAAACTCACCATGCTAATCCAGCAGGTTGTAAGCGCTTGTGTAAAAATATCCCCCTTGACTGCCCCGGAAAACACTAATGTTGAACTCCCGATTGCAGAAGCCGGTAAGTCGATAGGCTGGGATGACAACGGAGAAGGTCTTGTTAATCTCACTTACCCTTATCTGAAAATCCAGTATTCGGAAGACGGCGAATCATGGCACGATGAACCAGAGGTCACAGATAGTTACATAAGGCTTTCGCTCGATAACGGGGAAACGTGGACTGACGAGATATTTGTCAGGGCAGGAACTATTATTCTTGCAGAATTCAGCGGTGACGACATTGTCTTCACCAAAGACGACACTTCAACGGTAATTCTTGGAAATGCGAAAATAACGCTTCGTGGTCCAATTGGTCCGACCGGCGCAGATGGCATCGACGGCGAACTTGTCATGCTTCGCAAGGGAGATACCCACGTTCAGTGGAAATACGAGTCTGATGAACTGTGGACTGACATCGTTGCCCTTGATGATCTGAAAGGGGCTACAGGCGAACAGGTTCTGCTCCGAAAGACCGATACTCATATCCAATGGAAATATGAATTGGCCCCCGAATGGACAAACCTTATTGCCTTATCAGAGATTAAAGGCGATAAAGGCGATAAGGGCGACAAGGGTGATGTCGGGGATAATGCCCCTAAGGTCGAGTTTCAGTATTCTGTCGATGGATCTACGAATTGGCATTCGTCTTTCACTGAAGGAGATCTTTATTGCAGGATATCGACCGATGGAGGTTTCGCGTGGTCAGCTGCGATCAAGTTTGTGGGACTTGATGGTCAGGACGGTAACGATGGCACTGATGGTGCGGTCTGGTTGTCGGGGTCTGGAATCCCTGTTTATGATCTGGGTTCCGATGGTGATTTTTATCTGGACACTTCCAGTTGGGATGTTTACGAGAAGGCTTCCGGGTCGTGGTCCCTGCTGGGCAATATCAAGGGTGCCCCCGGCGAAGTGGTCGGCCCGGATTCTGCTGTGGCTGGCAATTTCCCTGTGTTCTCTGGGTCTTCTGGCAAGATTATTGCTGACTCTGGGGCGAAGCCAGCGGATTATGCTCTCACTGGGCATGACCATAGTCTCGATATAATAACAGAAACAGCAGAATTAAAAATAATGACAGTTAACGAAAGAGACAAACTTGCAACGATAGGGGGCATACCAATATGAGTGTAAACTCTGGTGTCAAGACAGCAACCCTAATCCCTTCGACGGTGGGGGTGGCGACAGGAAGGAAATATTTGAGGCTCACGAATGAGTCCTTGGACATGCGATGCCGTGCTGGTGATTCAAACATTTCAAACACCGCCGGTATAATCATCGAACCTGGGCAAACTGTCGAGTTTCGACCATTGCCGTCAGAAAACACGGAAATATATGTCATGTCAGAGGCGAAAGGCGTAAAACTTGCATATTATGAGGTGATAGCGTGATGCTATATGCAAAGACAATTATACAAAAAACAGAAAAGGTTAAAGGTGTCACGCAAATAACGCAAATAAACATTGATTTTTCTGATGAGAACGTTGATTTGCAAGGTTCTGTCAATGTTGTTGGGGAATGGGAACAATATTTACGTTCTTTTGAACAAGACATGCGAACCAACTTCAGACGTTTGTTCCCAATGCCTGAGCATGAGCCAGTAGAAGGAGGAGAAGAATAATGGGGCAGTTTGTGCCTGATGTTAAATGTGTATTAGGTGAGCCGGTTGCCCTGCAGGATGCATGGAGAAGAGGCTTTGAGTCAGCTCTTACACAGCGAGTTCTTACGCTGGGGGTAAGCGGCTTTTCTTCCGGCGACGAGAGGGCAGAGTGGTCCGCGTCCATGGAAATCCTCTCCGGTGGCAAGAACACCATCCTCTGGGTGGATGACGATTCCGGGGAGACGCCGAAATACTTTCCGAGCACCATGGTTCGGATACCTGCGATGAGAATTAAAGACCTACTGGGTTCTGGTAGTAACGAGAACCTGCATCCAGCGTTTATCTGCAATGGTAAGGTCAACCCCTTTATCTATGTTGGGAAGTACCAAGCGTCCAGCATCTACTCCAACTCAAAGCACATAGGCGTGTCCCTCTACGGCGTAGACTTGATGGCTGGCAATTCATCCTATACGTCCCTTGTTGGGGGGCAGTCTATGGGGGGCAACCCTACGTATGACACAGCACTACAATATTGTTCCAACGGCGGGATGGGGTTCCATTTAATTACGAATGCGGAGTGGGCAGCCATAGCCCTGCTCTGCAAGAACGTGTTGCTGCACCAGCCGAAGGGCAACAATTATTACGGCCGCGAATACTACGATCC